TACTGCGGATATCCTCAAGAAGGATGAAAGGATTCAGTTAATCCCTCCTATTATAATAGGTGAGGTTGAACAGGATATGAAGGTGTATACCCAAAATATTCCTTGGGTAACTTCCCTCATAGAGGAAACGGTAGAACTTTATAATAAGTTCCGCCATTCACAGGACTTAGAGGACTTAGTCCTCCTATCCCCTCAACTGCTTGACAACTATAAGTTGCTTAGACAGTTTCAATATCTTGGACTTCCAATAGGATTGGATCCAGATAGGACCGACTTACGTCAGAAATTCCTTTCAGGCCTAAAGCCTGTTGAGAATATTCCTTCGATCGTCAGTCAACCATCTGAGTCATCAAATCTTTTAGATAAGATGCTCGATGTGCCCTTCACCCCTTCTAATTTTGAAAGGTAGGTGATGAATATGTCATCCCAAGGTCAATTTACCTATGCGAATGACGAGTTGATTGATGTCGACTTTACTCAAGTTGACATCAGCATCCTCCTGACTGTTCTATGTCTTATAGAGATAGATCATCCAGGTACGATTGCACATGCAGTTTATATAGCTGCATTGTCAATGGATGGTTGGAAATTTACCAACCGAGCGTCCAATCCCCCTAAAGCCCGAAAGGCTCAGGAAGATTTCCTGTCATGGCTAGAAGACTATGCCATGCAACGTTAAAACCAAGGAGGTTTTAAACATGAAAGCTTCAGATGTTATTGAACAAATGAAGTCTAACAAGAAGTTCGATCCTATTAAAAAGATCGAAGACATGGGCCAGCAGATTGGTAAGCTAAAAGCTCAAAACCAATCTAAAGACAACGAGATTAAAAGACTTAAAGAGTCAATTAATACTCGTGAGGCAAATCAGCCTCGATTGGGACTGGAAGGGAATTCTCTTGAGTTCCTTTACAGTACGCGCGTTCAGGGGAAAGTATTCTCTCACCTGAAGAAGTATCAGATGCATGATAACTTTTCAAAGTTACACAATCTGATCAGACCGCTCGTTAATATTACGAACGCTCTTGTTCGTGGTCAGGACATCTTTTCAAAAGAGCCCCGCTACGAGATTGGCAAAGACGGAAAACCTGATGTTGACCGCAGAGCCAAAGACGCTGAAGGGAAACCGGCTTTTATGCCCTCCCCTATCGAGCGTTTTACCAGACAGCTAGATGAATTTCTAGCCTTACCTGGCATAGGTGAGTTACTCAATCGTTTAAACGATGAGTACCAAAGAGTTCTTTCAGAGTCGCCTAAGCGCTCTTCCAGTTCTCAACCTTCGAAAACCAAGGATAATGATCCTGGAATCGAAGATTCTGTTGGACCTGAACGGTAAACGTTCAGAATCCGCAAAGGAAAGGAACCCCTCGAGGGTTT